AAGTGCAAGTGGTGGTCATCGAATGCTCGGTGTCTTCGCCAGGCTGGGCGTCACCCATTTCGATGGTCTCGTGGCGGCCGCGCACAACGACTTCCACGGCGCTGACTTCGTCCGTGTCGTCCTGCTCAAAGGCGCCGGTAAAACGCAGGGCCACGCCCGAGGCGTTGACCATGGCGAACTGTTTCAGGCTGATCAGATCCAGGCCGCCTGTCTTCCATTCGAACTGGATACCGTCGTCGGAGAAACCCAGGTCAGCCTTGACCGGGCCGTTCATGCCGCCGCCGCGATAGGCTTCCATCTTGCGGCCGAGAGCGGGCAGGGTGACGGACTTCACCACCCCCCTGTAGATGTTGGCATCGTTGAACAGCATGAGGTTCTTGAGTTTGCGTGGCATAGCCATGGCGGTGTTCTCCGGGTATTTGGCTCGGGGTTAACTCCTCTTACGGGGAGACCCGGTTTAGCTGTTGATCTGGCTGGCGAACGTCATCAGATAGCGGTCGGTGATTCGCTGGCGCAATGTGAGGTCTTCCAGCGGCGGCACTGGCGTGTAGTCGTAATCGATCGTCAACTTGCCGGCCTTGAGGGTGTCTTTGTCGTTGATATCTTCCGGGTACCAGCAGCTGCCGCCGATCAGGTAGCCCTGGGCAACCATCTCGCGAAACTTGGCGTTGATGCCTTCGATGATGTCCCGCACCAGGGAAGCGTGCATGGGCTTGTCCACGGCCCACATGTGCGCCTCGGCCATGGTGTCGGCGAGGATCTGCGCGGTACGGGTGTAGTTTTCGAAGGCAAACAGCGGATCGTCGCTGCACGTACGGCTACCCCAGAAGCGGAAGCCTCCCTCGTTTATGAGGGTAGTGACCTCGTTGCTGTTGAGGTAGTTGGCGTCGGTGGCCGGGTTTTGCAGATCCCAGAACACGTCGGCGCTGATGCCGGTCACGCCGTTGACGGCAACGTTGGAGAGGGTTTTGTGCCAGCCGGTTTCCTGATCGATCTTCGCGCGCAAGCCCAGAGCGCGAGCCGTGGCGGCGGCGGTGACAGTCTTGCTGGTGACGGTGTTCCAACTGAGGAAGTCCGGCCAAATCACCATGACTTCACGGGCGCCGAAGTTCTCGCGGTAGGCGACCACCTCTTCCTTGGTTTTGCAGTTCCAGGCGCTGACGTATGCGAAGGCGCGTAGGTCTTGGGCAACCGATACCAGGGCGGTGGCCACCTGCAAACTGTCGAGGCCTGGTACGCCGAGGATACGCGGCGTCATGCCCACGCGTGCCTTGGCGGCGAGCAGGGCTTTCATGCCGGTGTACTGGCCGTTGGCGTTGGTGGTGCCGATCAACGCGCTGGTGGTTGTGGCTTCGTCTGCGCCTTCCTTGACCCGCACTACGATGACGTAGGGCTTGGTCTGGTCGCTGATGGCTTGCAGGCTGGTTGCCAGGGTGCCTTTGACGCCAGCTTTGCCGATGGCTGCTTGAACACTGGTCAGCAGTAGTGGGGTGTCCAGCGGAAAAGCGAGCGGGTCCGCATCTTCAGCCGTGCAAACCAGGCCGATGACCGCAGTGGGGATAGTACGAATGGGGCGGGTGCCGTCGTTGAGTTCGATGACCCGCACGCCGTGGAGATAGTCTGAACCGGCCATGGGTGGTTGCCTGCGCTGTGATGGAATGACAGTGCACAGGCTGCCGCGCGCGCGCCGGTTGGGCGAGCATGTGAGCTTGTAACGGTGAGGGCTACAGGACGAGAAGGCTATCGGATAGGATGGCGGCCTACTGAAAAAGGCCGTGACATGTCCAACCCCGTCTTGAACACATCTATCCGGTACCCAAGCTTTGATTTGATCCGGTTATTACTGGCAGTTGAGGTAGTGGTGGTTCACACCTGGGCCTCATTAGACCCTAACTTCAACTGGCCGGGTTTTATCCGTGCAGTTCCAGCATTTCTCGCGGTCAGCGGCTTTCTGGTGCTCAAGAGCTTTGCCAACACTGGGTCGTGGACAGTGTTTGCTCGCAAACGGGCGCTGCGGATATTTCCAGCGCTGATCATTTCGCTGCTTCTGGGGTACGTGTTGCTCGACTACACGTTCCTGATCAACTCGCTTACTGTCTGGGTCACTGGCGGCTTGATGATGCCACCCCATACCAACGCGGCGTTGTGGTCCTTGGCTTGGGAGGAGCTTGCCTATGCCGTTTTGGCAATACTCTGGGCAATGGGGGCATACAAGCGGCCGGTGTATATCTGGTTGCTGCTGGCGGCGGCAAGTGTGATTTCCTGGAAAATCACCACGATGCCGATCAGCCCCTACTATCACGTCCTCTCGTACCTGGCGCCTGCGTTCTTCACCGGAAACCTGATGTTCCTGCATCAAGAGCGACTGATGCGGCTTGGCTCAGTGCTGCCGTGGGTTTGCTTCGTGGTCGTGTGCCTGTGGACATACATCCCGATTCCAGGCATCGGCGGCGACATGGCCCCCTCTGTGGTGCAGGCATTCGCGGTCGTATGGGCGGGTATGGCCGGTGCGAAGCTGATCCCGTCTAAAATCCCCGACTTGAGTTACGGGATGTACGTCTACCACATCCCGATGATTCTGTTCCTCAACGCGACGTACAAGCCGGAGAGTCCATTTTTGACTGGCTTGATACTGACGGCCGCGTTGGTGACGTTTTCCACGGCAAGCTGGTATCTCGTCGAGAAGCCAGCGCTGAGGCTCAAGAACCGGGCAAGTGCTGCCCCCGTTGACGGTATTCGCGCCTCGTAAGGAAGGGCGCGTTGTCAGGGTTGTTGTGCAGTTTCTTCTGGCCATGGGAAAAGCGCCTGTATCTCGTTGAAACGCACAATCCCCGCATCCCGAACCTTTTCCCAGCCGGGTTCATTCATCACTTGCATACGGTTCGCCTCAGAGAAATAGCGATCTGAACCTAGGACCGGCTCTGCGTAGGCTGCAAGGCGCAGGCGTTCGATGTCTTCCCGCGTGGGTGGTAGGTTCGGCAAAGGTTGCTTGACGATTTCGCCGGATACATTACGCACCCAGACCCCGTCCGACTCCTTGATTAGTCGGCTCCATAAAGCGTCATCCACCTCTATGGCGCCTGAAGGGATTGGATGAACGCCCTTGATCAGTCGTTGAGCGAGCGTTCCATCAGAGTTAAACGTTGCATATTTCATAAAGTCTCCTCAGGTACCGACCGCGATGTAGCTCAGGCCCGCCTGGCCGGTTACCCCAGTGTTGTAGGTCTTGAACCAAGATTTATTTACCGCACCATTCACACCTCCCGCGCCGTCACTTAGACGAACCGAGTATTCGCCACCGCCCGTGTTATTGAAGGCGCCGACAACGACAGTGCCGATGTCGTTGGGAAAGGGGATATGAAAGTTGGTCTGATTGACTGCCGAACCTGTCAGTGAAACTGCAAGACTCCATTGAACGATCCAGCCGCCGAGGTAGGTGGGGAAAACTATATAGCCCGTTTGGCCGATCAGAATCTGAAAGCCCCAGCGCAACTTCTTGGGCGTGACGATGGTGCTGTCATCCGCTCCGGCATTGACCATTGTTTGACTGGCAATTCGTGCTGTACCCAATGCACTTTCAGTGGCCTGTATGACCTTTGCCGCGATTGCTTGGAACACTCGCAATGCGCTCATGGGCTTGTTGGTCTCGGCGCCGGTCTCGGCTTCGGTCTGGGTGGCAATCGGTATGCCATATCCCGCCAGGGAATTGGGCAGCCCAGTCAGCGCGGAGAATTTCAGCCCTGTAAGGCCGGCGCCATTGCCTGTAATGGGACCGGCAATTTCGACACCATTGACGGTGACGCGGACGCCGTTACCGCTGACCCATGGAGTAGCGCCTAGCCCCAGAAACGCTACGTTCAGCGTGTTATAGCTACCGAGGAAGCCTACCCCGGCCTTTTCTCCACCGAAGGTGCCGGCAATCAAACCCGCCGCCCAGGTCGGGGCATTATCGGGTTGAATGTAGACGCTCTTGGATTCGATCAGATTGAGCGAGCCGGTCAATGTCCCACCTTTCAATGGAAGAAAGCCAGTATCGACATACTCTCGTGTTGCCAGGACAACTGAGGGATCGATCTTCAACTCGATGTTCGACGTGTTGCTGACGATAAGGTTGATCCGAATAACCTGTGTGCGACCCGAGCCCTGGGTAAGCAGGGGTTTAAACGTTGGTGCGCAGTTGGCAATGGCGACCAGGTCGCCGGCGGCATCGTAAAGGCCGATTTCACGAATCCACCAGCCACCGATGCTTTCGGGGATGATCTGCTCGGCGATGATGACGCTCGCGTTCTTCGGATCGACCTTCACCTGGTTGAGTGGTGCACGTCGGCGCTCATTGATCAGCTTCGTTTGCGTGCGGCTTGGAATCGGGTCTGTACCGTTGGCGTCACCGACACCCATCTGGGCAAAAGTCCACGGCACACCCAACGCATCGGCGTTGGCTTGCTTGGCCTCTCCGACTGCGGTCAGGATCGCGAAGAATTGGCTGTTTTGGTCGGTCATGGGTAGATGTCCATTGTGTCGATGTGATGTTCGCGGCCACCGACGGCAAGGTAGCCGCTGACATCGATGTCGCGCTGAGTCGGTGGGTAAACACTGAGTTCGTCGCCTTCGTAAACGCTTACCCCGATAAACACTGTGCCGGTACTTTCCAGGCTTATGGCCAGGCCGGTTAGGTGGCGGGTGAGGGGCTTGGCGTCGTCGATCAACCAGGTGAGTTCCTGGTACATCTCTTCGGTAATACCGGTTTCCAGCACCCCGACTTTCAAGGCGAATGTCCCGGGTACGCCCTCCGGTACCGTCTGCCACCACTCCAGCACCTCGATCAGGTAGCCCAGCGGCTCGACCACTCGGCGCAGTGCGCCGATGGTGCCTTTACGAGAGTGGATGTAATGGGATGAGCGAATGGCCGCTCGCTTTGTAGCTTCGGTCCAGTTGCTGTCCCAGCGGTCGACCGAGAAGGCCCAAGCCAGGTATGGCAATACATTCAGGGGGCATGTGGTGGGGTTGCACAGCTGCCGGAGCGGGATCGGCACACGTTGGATTTGCGCAAGCGCCTGGGCAGCCTGACGCTCCAGCGGCGTGGCGTTCCCTGGCAGCAACTGCTGGGCGCCCATTACTCGACACCTCGGGTCACCGTGACATTGGTGCAGTACGGGGCCTGGGCCTTTGTGGCGACAATATCCACCCATCCTTCCAGCTCGACCTTGCGCACACCCTCAACGTGCAGCGCGGCATGCAGGGCTGACTCTGAAACCTCCATGCCCAGGCGGCGCCGTTGGTTGACGTAGGCTCGCAAGCGACTCTCAGCTGCAGCGAGAATGGGTTCGGATTCAGGTCCACTGGACAGCAGGTAGAGTTTGGCTTTGACCTGGTACTGGACAATTTCGGCACCTTGGACAGTTAAGCGATCGGCCACTGGCCGGCGATCATCATCACTGAGGTAGGTTTTGACCGTGGCGAGCAAGTCGGCCGGGGCGGTGCCATCGCCGAGCAATGATTGCACGGTGACGACTGCCACTGCGGGGGATGGGCTTTCAGCTGTCGCGTCAGCCACCCGGCCATCAGCTGCCCGTGCGTGAAAGATGTAGCTGTTTCGTGGGCCGGCGGTGCTCAGGCCCTCCCATGCCATCTGTGCCCGCTCACGCAAACTGTCGTCGCTCTCCATCAACTTTCGAACAGGTGGCACCGCCGTTGGCCTGCCTTCCTGAATGACCAAGCGCTTCACGTTGAAGTTAGCGGCCAACTGCTCCAAGTCTGTGCCACGCGCGGTGGCGAGCAGGTTGGCCAGAGAGGCTTCGTTGACCCGCTGCCGCCATACCGTTTCGCGGTAGGCGTTCTCTTGCAGCAGCTTGGTCAGCGGCTCAGATTCCATGTCGAGGCGGGTAGCTATTTCCGCTTGTTCATCGGCCGGCCAGAGGCTGATCATGTAGGCCCGGCGTTCTGCCAATATCACTTCGAAGTCGATCTGCTCGACGATCTGCGGCGCCGGGAGCTGGCTGAGGTCGATGGGGGCGAAGCTGTTCATACGCTACCTCCCAGTTGCAGCGGTACGCTGAGGCTCAGCGGTTGGTTGGTGTCGACCACGCTGCCTTCCAGATCCAGCGACGCTTGGCCCAGCAGGTTCGCGCCAGTGAATTGCACGCGGCTGAGGCTGATCCGCGTTTCCCAGCGCATCAGCGCCATGACGGTGGCCGCGTACACGCGAAGCCGGGTGACGTCGTTGAAGGGATGGTCCACCAACTCGGGTAACAGGCTGCCGTATTCGCGGCGCATCACGCGTGTGCCGATGCGAGTGCTGAGGATGTCGGTTACGCATTGGCTGATATGGGCGAGGTTGTTTATCGCGCCGCCAGTTTCTCGGTTCATGACGGAACAGGCCCCCCTGATTGATCGCCGCCGGATTTGACGCCGGTGTGCGGGTGTTTGACCAAGCTGACCCCGGCCGCAACCACGTCAATTGAGACGGTGACTTTGCCGGTCACCATCTGGTTGCCTTTTTGGATGTAGTCGCCCTGGTGAGTGATATTGCCGACGAGATTGATACCGCCCTTGCTGATCAGATTGGTGGTACCGCCGTCGGCCAGGGTGGCATTGAGGTGATGAGCGACACTGTCGTACTCGATCACTGTGCCGTCGGCGTAGGTTCGGCGGTGTAGGCCAGCGCGGTTGCCGTTGGCTGGAATGTGATCGCTGGGCAGGCCGGTGATGACGACGCCATTGGCGAGTTGGCCGGAGGGGCTGAACAGGATCACCTGTTCGTCGACGGTCGGCGGGTCCCACTCGCGGTCAGATCCGGCGCGCGGGGCGAGCCATGGCAGCCAGGCGGTGGTAAGTGTTCCGGTTTTAACCTGCACGCGCGGGGGCTCCATCTGGACGGCGGCGATGACGCCGAAGCGGATGAGGTTTTCGAGCATGCGGGAGAGGGCGGCGAAGTCGTTCATGGCGACGATGGTGTAGAGTTCGTCGCGCGCACGAAAGGGCTTTGGCCTTGTAAAAGGGCGTATTACAAGATTAAAACGAATAGGAAGATGGAGCTTTTATGGCGGAATACATTGAAGAGCGCAGATTCACTAAGGCTAAGAAGTTATTAGAAGCCCTTGCCCCTTGGTCAAATAATATACGGAGCGAGGACTATATTTTTCGTGGGCACTCAGACAAAAATTACTTGCTTGCTCCAACGTCTATTCGTAAAGAATCCATAGATTCAATTTGGGAGTCTTCAAAGGCATACGCTGATATCGCGGGGTCTCCTAGAGATAACGATTTTTCTCTAGCATTCGTTGAGTATCAATTAATCAGGGACTTCTATAGGGGCGCTGATGTTAGAGGTCTACAAGTTCCTGCCTCTGATCGCCTACGCGCGCGGCTTCACCAAAAAGTAGATGTCCAGACTATGTCGAAGTGGGTTGATGGGGCTAAGTGGCTTCCAGATGACATGCTTGAAGTAGCAGCGTTAGCGCAGCATTACGGTATACCGACCAGGTTACTCGACTGGACATACGATCCCTTCGTAGCAGCTTTTTTTGCTTCAAGACCAACGGATAGGACACCCCGTGATTTATGCATATGGGGCTTAAATGCTACTTCTATCGGGACACTTGATTCGGTTATTCCCACGTTTCCTTTAAAACTCATTACTCCTCATTATGCTGGCAATCCTAATCTTTCCGCTCAAAGTGGATTATTCACCCACTGGGCGCACGCAGTACCTGGCTTGGTAACCATGGTGACTGGTGAAATTAAAACTCTGCCTCCAGTGGATCGTCGTCCTTTAGATGTGGTTTTAAAAGAATACCTATCGACGCTCTTTCAGGACGAGTTACCGTCAATGTTTATTAAGTGGACTCTGCCAGCTAGTGAGTCTCTGGAGTTGGCTCGCCTGCTGAGGGATTTTAACTATGGCCCTGGGAAACTGTTTCCAGGCTATGAGGGTGTAGC